CCTTGGGGTAAAACGGCTCGATGACTTCCACCATGTTTTGCCATGGCAGAATCTGCTCCATGCGGGACAAGAAAATCTCTTTTCTGGTCTGACGGCGCTTACTGCTGAATTCACTGTCGGCGAAGGTAAGTTGATGACTCATGATGAACCCTGTTCCATGGCTCCAGATGACAAACATGATCTCATATCAGGGACTTGTTCGCACCTTCCCTAAGTGACAGCAAAACTCACTCTGTAATCTTTTTATTATTTCATTATCACTTGGTAAATCATTATGAAAATGATTCAACATGACACATGTGCCACTTTTTTGTCCGATTAATGTTGTATGCTGCTCTTGATACGGAATATTAATATAAGCTTGATAATTTTTAAGATCAGCATCATCAATTTCTATTTTAGCATTTATATCGTTATATTTAGTAAACCATATAGCTTGATGACTGAGCTTATGAAATGCAAGCCTTCCTCTTCCTTGTGAACCATGTAATTCAATATTATCTTTTTTTAGTGAATCATCAAATCTATTAAAGTTCAAATCAAAGTTATTAAAGTCTATACCATCACCATCATCAAGAATATAAACTGATGACAGGCCACCTAAATCAGTTCTACGCACCTCAATAGTGACATTCCGAGCTTTGGCATCAAATCCATTCCATGCTAGCTCAACAATACACTGAAATGGCTCGCAACTTTTAAATCTCTTTTTTATGCCAACATCATTTATATTAGTTTCGCCACTTATTATCTGCATGGTAATGTCCTTTTTTGCAATAATGCTGGTATCTGCTCATCTGGTTTATTCATTTCTAATGCAAACACTATATCTTTTACAACCATTTATACAATATACATGTTGCCCGACAAATGCGGTCAAAGTATACCTGCCACCAAGAAATGTACGAAACTAAAATTACCCAGCTTGCGCGCAATGCTCTCCCCGCCACGCCTGCCCGCTTTATAGGGTAGTTTTCATGCAGGTGCATGAACCGGCTCAGGCCGCACCGGTACTGGCGTGGTAGGGGAAATAAAATACGGGGATTTGCATGCAAAACCATGCACCTTATGGATGCATGGCTTTTTTCGGGAAAAATAGCGGAATTTTCGGGGTTTTTTTTTGCGTGCTACCGTGCGGCCAGTTCTGCACGTCGGCGGGTGTAAATCAGGTTCTGTGCCGGGGTGAATTTCTGGCGATTATCATCCCGCGAAGCCGCATCAGGCCTGAATCCGATGGCCGTTAAAATGTCGCTGTCCTGCGCGGAATAATTAATTTTTTCACCGGCGGCCAGCCACACCGACAGGGCTTCACGCAGATAATCAACCGAGTGCTGCATGGCGCTCTGTTTTACTGCGGGAAGCTGTTCGTGATATCCCATCAGCTCAGGTGCCAGCGTGGCGGCCAGCTCCGCGCCGTGCTGCTGCATAAAGTCATGGAGCCGGTTGCGGATGCTGATATGCTGCACCTCCTCATGTGAGCGGATATAGCGACCGGCGGCCTGATTAATCTCCCATTTTTTCACATCGATATTGTCGCGTAAATCCTGCATTCTGCGCAGAATTTGTTCGTCACCGGCAAAGAGCTTTTCACGGTATTCCCGTTCAAGGTCTGCCAGTTCGGCTTTACGTTTCAGCCAGGTGTTTTTGTTCGTCTGACAGGCCTCAAAGGCCTGCTGTATGGTCACAGTGGTCACGAGTCTCTCTCCTGATTAATGCCGGAACGGCGAGCTGTAGCAGCCCTGTACTTTACGCGGCGGCGGTGGCGTCACCGGGGCAGGGTCGGTTTTCTCCGGTGCGGCACGTATCACACCGTCAACCGACTCGATGGTGCGGAAAGTGGCCGAACATTCGATATTGGTACACTGGTGATAACGCTGTTTGACGTTTTCCGACAGATACCGGCTGGTACGGACGTGCGCGGTCTTTTTGCAGAACGGGCAGTGAAACATGATTCAGCCCTCTGCCTGTTCGTGGGATTTTTCGGCCAGTTCAGCGGCAAGCTTCATCCGTCTGGCCGGGCTTCTTAACAGCGCCATATCAACCCCGGTTATGACCGGGCGATTCATGCCGGTTACGGACAGGACCGGCTCCTGCTCCATATCAAAATGATACAGAGCTGACTGCAGATTCAGGGCATCACCCAGCTCACGAGTCACGGTCGCACGCGGCGAGGTTTCTCCGCTCATTTCCAGCGACCGTATACGCAACAGAAAGGCACGTAACAGTGCGGGGCTGATACCGGCCAGCGCCTTCTTCCACTCGCTGTTGGCGTAAGTGGTGAACGCTTTTTCATGGGCGCTGATATAAGCAGTACCGGAGGAGCATGCTCCAAGCATGGCGTGGCTTTTGTCTTTCTCCAGCTCGGTAATCAGACCGGTGAACTCATCAGCCAGTTCGCGGCTGGCGATACGTTTACTGTGTTCAGCTTTCAGTTCAGGAGTGAGGTTGCCGCGCAGAGTTCGAAAGCGGCTGCGCCAGTCCTGTTCGGCCTGTGCACTTTCACTGAGGGCGGTCTGTCGCTCCTGCTCACAACGCTGAATGGAAGCCTCAATGTCGCTGAGTTTACCCATGCTGGCCGTGTGTGCGTCTTTTGCTTCGTTAAGTGCGGCCAGCGCACCGGCAATACGTTGTTCCGCGCCTTCATCCTGTTTACTGATAACGGTCTGCATGGCTTTGATAATGAGTTCGGGTTTCATGTTCAGGTTCTCCGTGTGTTCAACCTGAAATGATTCTGACGCCTCCTGCACAACAACACGATTCATTGCCGTTGTCAGAGTGCTGGCACAAACAGACCTTAAAATCAGGCTGGCCAGAGAAAGGTTGCAGGAAGAGCTTACTCACCATTTGTTTTTTTTACTTATAACTATTCACCACTGTTCACCTCAAATAAAAAGATAAATAATACAGTAAGTTAAATGGTGAACAGTTGAGGCTCTGACTGTTCACCGTCTGTTCACCACTGTTCACCCTCTTGTTTTGCTCTGGCTATATCATCTAGACTTTATTTCGATTAAAAATGAAAAATATATAACTAAAAGAAATAGAAATTGCTGCATTGTAATGCAGTGATTTGCATATGTTTGCCAGCGTTTGCCTTTGTTTGCCATAGCGAAAAGTCAATGTTTGTTTCCCCGAAAATCTCACATGACCTGAGGGAAAATATAGACATAATAAGGAGCTACCCGAAGCCGGACGGACACGACCGGCACTGTATGGACTTTGTGAGGTAGCCCGATGCACACCGCTTTTTCTTCCCCGTCTTTTGCCCCTGCCGCACCGCTGATGCCGGTTTCTGATACCGTTCACGAGCGCTTTATCCGTCTGCCCGAAGTGATGCATCTGTGCGGCCTGTCCCGCTCGACCATTTACGACCTCATCAGCCGGGAAGCCTTCCCGAAACAAATCTCCCTCGGCGGAAAAAATGTGGCGTGGGCGCAGTCTGAAATCACTGCATGGATGGCGGATCGCATTGCCGAACGTAACCGGGGCTATGACGCATGATGATGACCGTTCAGCAAACAGCCCCTTTTTCTGGCTTGCTTCTTTTCGCCGTTTCCAGGTATAGTTTTCCCGCTGTCGCAAAATCGGCAGCCGGGCGTAGGAACCCGAGTTACTCAATGGCGACACCGGACGCGCCATGCGTCTTTTTTTACGTCGTTGCTCAGGCACACCCATTTTTCGGGCTGTGGTGTTTACACCTTAGCCCCTGTCAGATAATGGTGATCCGGGCGGGGCAGCCTTCGGGCTGGCCGGTATTCATTGAGGCCGGTATTCCTACCCCCGTTCGGGTCACCACCCATGAGCGTAGGAACTCCGGTGGTGGCAATAACCGCTACTCAATGGAGGTTGCCACTATGGCTACGACCCTCACCCCGTCACACCCGCAATTTGTCTTTGTGTTTGCTGCTGTTCGTCGCGCAGACCGTACCCCTCGTATTTGTATGCTCCGCACCGTTGCCGGTGATGAGCACGCCGCACGCCTTTCTCTCGTTCGCGATTACGTTCTCTCGTTTGCTGGCCGTCTGCCGGTTGCGGAGGTTCGCGCATGAGACACACCACCATTACCGCCCGTGACCTCGAATGTCTGGAGCATATGCGCAATGTTGGCCAGCTCGTCGGCGACCTGATGCAGGTGCACGATTGCGCCACCGTTCGTCGTGACCCGGCGCAGCAGTTACAGCTCACCTCTGTGATTTACCTCATGACCGCCCAGCTCGACGGCGTGGTCGAACGCTGCAATCAGCAGTGGCTGACCGGGGAGGGTAACGTATGAAACAGCCATTACCGCCCGTATTACGCGCCGCGCTGTATCGTCGCGCCGTGGCCTGTGAATGGCTGACCCTGTGCGAACGCCAGCACCGCTACCCGCACCTCACCCTCGACGCGCTGGAAAGCGCCATTGCCGCCGAGCTGGAGGGCTTTTACCTGCGCCAGCACGGCGAGGAAAAAGGTCGCCAGATTGCCTGTGCACTGCTGGAAGATTTAATGGAAGCCGGACCACTCAAAGCCGCGCCGTCGCTGTCCTTTTTCGGGCTGGCCGTGATGGATGAGCTTTGCGCCCGTCATATCACCGCACCGGTACTGCACTGAGGGAGAAAACAACGATGAAAATGAACGTAACAGAAACGGTAAAACAGGCGTGCGGCCACTGGCCGCGCATTCTCCCTGCGCTGGGTGTGAAAGTGATTAAAAACCGCCATCAGTCCTGCCCGGTATGCGGCGGCTCTGACCGTTTCCGCTTTGACGATAAAGAAGGGCGCGGGACGTGGTTCTGCAATCAATGCGGCGCGGGTGACGGGCTTAAGCTGGTAGAAAAAGTGTTTGGCGTGACTCCCTCAGAGGCCGCCGGGAAGGTGAACGCCGTGACCGGCAATCTGTCGCCGGTTGCCCCGGAAGTGATTGCGGCCGAAGAGGCCGAAACTGTGGCCGGCCGCAAAGCGGCGGCCGCGCTGGCCGTCAGGCTCATGGAGAAAACCCGACCGGCCACCGGCAACGCCTACCTCACCCGCAAGGGTTTCCCCGCTCTGGAATGTCTGACGCTCACCGTCATGCATAAAACCGGCGGCGTGACGTTCCGCGCCGGGGATGTGGTTGTCCCGCTGTATGAGGATACCGGCGCACTGGTTAACCTTCAGCTTATCAATGCTGACGGTCTCAAACGCACCCTGAAAGGCGGTCAGGTCAAAGGGGCATGTCATGTCATCGAAGGGAAAAAACAGGCCGGAAAACGCCTGTGGATTGCGGAGGGGTATGCGACCGCGCTCACTGTACATCACCTGACCGGGGAAACCGTCATGGTGGCGCTGTCCTCCGTGAACCTCCTTTCTCTGGCGAGCCTTGCCCGTCAGAAATATCCGGCCTGTCAGATTGTCCTCGCCGCCGACCGTGACCTTAACGGCGACGGCCAGAGTAAAGCCGCTGCGGCCGCAGACGCCTGTGAGGGCGTTGTTGCCCTGCCGCCGGTGTTCGGTGACTGGAATGATGCGTTTATACAGTACGGCGAGGAAGCCACGCGCAAAACTATTTATGACGCCATCCGGCCACCGGCGCAAAGTCCGTTCGACACCATGAGCGAGGCGGAATTTACCGCCATGAGCGCCAGCGACAAGGCTTTGCGGGTCCATGAGCATTACGGCGAAGCGCTGGCGGTGGATGCGAACGGCCAGCTCCTGTCCCGCTATGAAAACGGCATCTGGAAAAATATCCCTGCTGCCACTTTCTCACGAAATGTGGCTGACTTATTCCAGCGTCTGCGCGCCCCGTTCTCGTCGGGGAAAATTGCTTCGGTGGTAGAGACCCTGAAACTGATTATTCCGCAGCAGGACACACCGGCGCGCCGTCTGATTGGTTTTCGCAACGGGGTACTCGATACCCAAAGTGGCCTGTTCAGCCCGCACCACAAATCGCACTGGCTGCGCACGCTGTGCGATGTGGATTTTACCCCGTCGGTGGAAGGCGAAATGCTGGAAACCCACGCGCCGAACTTCTGGCGCTGGCTCGACCGGGCGGCCGGTAAAAATCCACAAAAGCGCGACGTGATTCTGGCTGCGCTGTTTATGGTGCTGGCGAACCGTTACGACTGGCAGCTCTTTCTCGAAGTCACCGGTCCGGGTGGCAGCGGCAAAAGTATACTGGCCGAAATCGCGACCCTGCTCGCCGGAGAGGATAACGCCACGTCAGCCGACATCGACACGCTGGAAGACCCGCGCAAGCGTGCCTCCCTGATTGGCTTCTCGCTTATCCGTCTGCCAGACCAGGAAAAATGGAGCGGTGACGGTGCAGGGCTTAAGGCCATCACCGGCGGTGATGCGGTCTCGGTTGACCCGAAATACCAGAATCCGTACTCAACGCATATTTCGGCGGTGATTCTGGCCGTGAACAATAACCCGATGCGCTTCACCGACCGCAGCGGCGGCGTCTCCCGTCGCCGGGTGATTATTCATTTCCCGGAGCAGATTGCCCCGGAGGAACGCGACCCGCAGCTCAGGGATAAAATTGCGCGTGAGCTGGCCGTGATTGTGCGCCAGCTTATGCAGAAATTCAGCGACCCGATGGCAGCGCGCGCACTGCTCCAGTCGCAGCAGAACTCCGACGAGGCGCTCAGCATCAAGCGTGATGCTGACCCGACGTTTGATTTTTGCGGCTATCTGGAAATGCTCCCACAGACCAACGGGATGTTTATGGGGAATGCCAGCATCATCCCGCGTAATTATCGTAAATATCTCTATCACGCTTATCTGGCCTATATGGAGGCTAACGGGTACAGGAACGTGCTCAGCCTGAAAATGTTCGGGCTGGGGCTGCCCATGATGCTGAAAGAGTACGGCCTGAATTATGAGAAACGACACACCAAGCAGGGGATACAGACCAACCTGTCGCTGAAAGAGGAAAGCTACGGCGACTGGCTGCCGAAGTGCGACGAACCCGCAGCAACATAACCTCACTCAGACCGGCAGCAGCCGGTCTTTTCCTTTCTGGCCATTGCCACAAGGTGAACAATCCACTGTTCACCCATCACCATCTGTTCATCACTTAACAGAATGAAATTATTACATAAAAACGAATGGTGAACAGAGTGAACAGTTAATGCGAAAAAAACTATTGTCCTTCATTCTACAAACTAACATTTATCGATCACTTACACAGTAAGAATGAAGTTACCGGAGAGAAGCGATTAATAGCTTAATTAGATTAACATTAATAAGGAGTGTAATAGTTTCCCTTGCATTTATTATGCAAAAACAAGCTAGCATTATATTGCTACGTCTGATATGTTGTATTCCATTCTTTATTAAGAATTTCATAAGAAGAATACAAAGAGAAATATTATGCTCAACTATGAAGAGGAATCGTTTGCCGTTCTATTTGGCTCTGTCGCAAGGGGTGATTACAATAAAAATAGCGATATAGATATATTGCTCTGTAACTATCCAGAAGACAAAGCAAAAAAAAATATAGCATCAATTAACCTTCCTCAACTTCCGGTAAATTTCGTTTTATATGACAGCAATATGCTCTGGAAATTTCATGAGGAAGGCAGTCTATTTCTTTATCACATTTTCAAGCAAGGAAAGCTAATTGATGGAGATGCTTTAAAATGGAGTGAAATTTGTCAATCATTCGTTGTAAAAAAATCTTTTCAGGAAGAGATAAATAAAATCCAAAAAGAGATTATACCTTATAAAAAACTTGATTTTTTAAATGGGTATTATTTATCGGCATTAGTCAACATTTACCCATTATTAAAAAACTATTGTATCTTTACTTTGGCAAACCAAGGAATCTATGAATTTAATAAAAAAGAATGCATAGTCCTAACTGCGGCCGATGAGAAAAAATCAGAACAGTTACTTATATTACAAGAATTCTATGATTATAGTGTTAGAGAATTAGACATTGCATTAGAAGTAAGCCCTAAGGAAGGTGCGAACAAGTCCCTGATATGAGATCATGTTTGTCATCTGGAGCCATGGAACAGGGTTCATCATGAGTCATCAACTTACCTTCGCCGACAGTGAATTCAGCAGTAAGCGCCGTCAGACCAGAAAAGAGATTTTCTTGTCCCGCATGGAGCAGATTCTGCCATGGCAAAACATGGTGGAAGTCATCGAGCCGTTTTACCCCAAGG